GACCAGGCCGATACCCCTGGCATTGGGGCAATGGAAACCGGCGTCCGGTACGCAATCAACGACTTTGTAATTGGCTGCAAGAATGACGGTGTTTGGACTGCACTTAAAAATAGTTGCATCCTGGCAGGAGCCAAGACGCTCGAAGGATCGTTTATTGATCTCAAGTCCTGCACTAAGGTCTTGACCAATAACAACTTTGCGGATGGCACTTACAGCGGCAGTAACTACACAACTGGCGACTACAACCGAAAGACGGGGCTGGTGGGGGATGCAACTACTAAATACTTGAACAGTAATCGAAACAACAATGCTGATCCGCAAAACAGCCAACATCTCTCAGCATATGTAACCGAACAGCCAGACCCCACAGGCAGCGTCAACCGTGCATACCTGGGAACTAATTGGGGCCTACCTGGATCTAGCGTAATAGGTCGATCAGGAACTACTGCGCGGCCAATGTATGCTGAAATGAGATACGGAACTGAATTTGTAGGCGGCACCGCATCTGCAACTACTGGTTTTTTTGGCGCGTCCATTGGCAGCAGTAGCACTTTTTCTGTTAGATATAGTGGTACGGCTGCTAACCAATTGTCGACTTCGGCAACTCCAAGAAACGAAAACATTAACGTGTTTAGGAATGGCGGTGGATCAGTTTATACGGCAAATCGCCTAGCCTTCTACTCCATCGGTGAATCCCTAAACCTCGCCCTACTAGACGCCCGCGTGTCAGCACTTATCACCGCATTTGGAGTAGCAATACCATGACCAACACCGAAACCTATAACACTACGAGGTGTCAGCCATGAGCCCGATTTATGTACCGGGGAAGGTGGTGTTGGCGCAACAGCAAAAGTTTCCGGCTGTGCTGGGTGAGCCCTGGGGCGGTGGCTACTTCGCTGGCTACATCAGCCACACTGCTAACGGCAGCCCCACCCATGCGCTGATCGTGGCGCCTAGGGCTACTGGTGCTACAGGCGGCGGCTACACGCTGACCACAAACCTTCAGTGGAAGACTGCCAACACAACAACCGCTGGCACCACTAGCTCCTTTGATGGTGCAGCAAACACTGCCGCAATAGTTGCCGCAGGCATAAGCGATCACCCTGCTGCTCAGTTCTGCGTAAATCTCAGCATTGGCGGATTTACTGACTGGTATTTGCCATCAAGATACGAAATGTCTATCGCATACTTTAACTTAAAGCCTACAACCGCCGTTAATGACGCATTTAGTGGGGCTAACCCATACTCCGTGCCATTAAGAGCCATTAACAACACAACCACTTATCCATCAATTACTCATGTTACCGGATTTACGAATACTTCGGAAGCGTTTGTGGCTGACTTTCACTGGATATCCGAGCAGAGCGCTATAAGTACAGCTTTTGTTTATAGGTTTTCTAATGGCCAAGAAGGTGCGTCTGATCCGAAAGTAAATACTTTTAGAACTCGCGCCTTCCGCCGCATAGCCTTATGACCTACCTCTTAGACACTGCCACTAATCACTTTGGGAGGATGGTGCCATGAGTTGGGTTATTACAGGTTCTGAGAAAACGCCAGTTGATCCGCAGTTTGGGAGTGTGTCGCTGCTGCTTCACGGCAACTTGGTAACGACAACCACCAACATCGTTGACAACAGCCCTACGCCGAAGATTGTGACGCCTGTTGGTAACGCTCAGATCAGCACGGCAATTGCAAACCAGTTTGGAAACACCACTGGAGTAATTGCGTTTGATGGTAATGGAGATAGGCTGTCTGTTCCCTTAATTGAGCTAAATGGCAACTTTACGCTAGAAACATTTATTAGGCTTAACGATACAGCTGATTGCATAGCTTTTGGCGGAGAAAGTATTTTCACTCAGTGGATGAGATTTAACCAGGCGGGCACTCCTGGAAGGTTTGATAGTTATTTGAATAGCCAAACCGTTTTTGGTAATATAAGCTCAGGCATTGTCATCAATACTTGGTATCACATAGCAATCGTGAGATCCAGCACTACGTTTTATTTGTTTATAAATGGTACACAAGTTGCTATAAACAGTTCCCCTCCTGCTGGCACCACTGGCAGACTTACCCTGCAATGGATTGGCGATGTGAGCAACAATAATTTCCATCCTGTTAACGGATACATTGATGAATTGCGCGTCACCAACGTCGCCCGCTACACGGCCAACTTCACACCCCCTGCCGCCCAGTTCCCTGACATCTAAGCAACCCTCGTAGTGTCCCCGACTTCAATGGTGGTTACAGTGACACCAATACCCCCTAAGCCTCTCCACGGAAGCTCAAACCTGGGGGTCACTCTTGTCACCAAAACCGGCTTGTCGTTAACGGATCGCGGCTTCGTGTCAGGCAATCGGGCTTGTCGTTAACAGGTGATCCGCTGGCAGCTCCCCTCGATATAGCTTCGCAACTCTCGTAGAGACCACCACTAAGCCGCCGGGTGCTGCGTCAACAGCCCCGGCCTTTTTAACTGCTAAAGTAGAAGGGTCTAAGTATTACACCTGTGTCCGAAGAACAACAAGCACCAGTAGTTCCCGTGGAACTCGTTGCTCCCCAGCTTGTGGCTGAAAGTTCCGATCTGGCCGCCCAACTAGAAGCCGTCAAGGCAAAAAACGCTGAACTCATTAGCGAACGCCGTAAGGACCGCGAAAACCGCGAAAACCTACAAAAACAACTTGACGGTATCCAACAGGCACAGGAGCAAGCCAAAACCACAAAACTTGCCGAATCCGGCGAGTACAAAACTTTGTGGGAAGAGGCCCAAAAAACTGTTGCCGAACTCAAACAACAGTTGAACACCAAAGAATCCGAGGTGGAGCAAATTCGCCAAGGCTTCACACAGGAGCAGCTCCGAGCTGGCGCTATTTCCCAACTTTCTCAAGCTGGTGCATTGGCCCCCGATCAGCTGTATCGTTTGTTGCAGGAGAACCTACGCGCTAAAGAAGGACAGCCTGTGGCTGTTACCGGCGGCGTCGAAGTTCCAATTAGCGACTACATCGCTAATCTTAAAAATCCCGGCAGTGGTTACGAGCATCATTTTGCTGCCAGTAATCGTTCCGGCATGGGTGTAACGAGCAGTGCCCGTTCCACCGCCGTCCCAGGTCAGTCCAATCCTTGGTCTAAAGAAGCCTGGAACGTTACCCAGCAGATGATGATGCTGGTCGATAACCCCGATATGGCCCGCCTCCTGAAATCAGAAGCCGGCGCCTAGCCCCTGTGGGGCACCCCCATAAACCTCACTGGAGCTGATCCGTGTCTTTCAACGGCAACTTTTCGGGAGGAACATTCCTCTCCAACCTTGTTACTCGCCCCGAGTTCCTTCAGTACACCGCTGAAGGTATTTTTGAGCAGTCGAAGTGGATTCAGTCCGGCATTGTGCAGCGCAACGCTGCTCTCGATGCCCGTGCTGGCGGCACCCGCGTCCGCGTCCCATTCTTCGACCCCATCGCTCCGACTGAATCCCAGATTCTGAGCAACTCCACCTGGGGTGGCGGCGGCGGCTACTTGGTGCCCTCGAACGTGACTGCCGACGAGCAGATCATGACGATTCTGCACCGTGGCTTTGCCTACGCCGCTGACGACCTCAGCAAGCTGGGCTCCGGAGCTGACCCCTTGGCTCATGTCCGCAACCAGCTGACCGCTGCCATCAACAAGCTGAAGACTGCCACTCTGGCAGCCCAACTGCTTGGTCTGTTTGGTCCTATCGCCAGCAATGGCGTACTCGGCCCTAACTCCCTGAACAAGTCATTTGCCGGTGTCCCCGGTTCAATGACCGAGGCCAACTTCCTCAACGTAGCTAACGTTGTCGGCGTCAAGGCGCTGCTGGGTGAGCGCGGCGACGAACTCGATTCGATTGCTATGCACTCGAACGTGGCTTACTACCTCCAACAGATCGGAATGCTGGTTTTCAGCACCTCCGCTCTGTCTACAGGTGGTGCTGTGGTCTGGGGCGGCGGCGGCATCGGCGTCACCCAAACTGAAGTTGCCACCTTTGCGGGCCTGCGGGTTGTCATTGACGACCAGCTGACCGCTCTGACCGGCGGCACTGCAACCCACGCGAAGAAGTACCCTGTGTACCTCTTCAAAACTGGTGTTGTTTCCGAGGGCATCCAACAGGACTTGCGCCTGGCTGCCGACCGCAACATCCTGTCCATGCAGGACGTTCTGGCTGTGGATTACCACTACGGTTACCACATCACCGGTACCAAGTGGGCTTCCGCTACGGACAACCCCCTCAACACCACCGCCACCGACCAACTGGGCGCCATCGCCAGCTGGAACTTGGTGTACTCGTCCACCAAGCAGGTGCCCATCGCACGTCTGCTAATTAATACGCCATTCGACCTAACGGCGTACGCATAAACCGCTTTACTTGCGGTATGATACGGGCCTCCTTCGAGGCCCTTTTTTCATGGAATTACGTCGAATCCCTTCTGTAATCGGCTACAGCGCCACCGAAGACGGAGCCATATACAGCCACCACCGCTTCGAGCCGTTTCCGTTGAAGCACACAGCCCATACACAGGGCTACAGACAGGTCAATGTAAAAACAGCCACAGGCTTTCGTACCCGCCTTGTTCACACACTGGTACTAGAAGCCTGGGTGGGAAAAAGACCGCCGAATATGGTGACTAACCACAAAAACGGAGACAAAACCGACAACAGACTAGAAAACTTGGAGTACGTCACACAAACCGAAAATATGAAGCACTCGTATGCGAACGGCCTTAGCCCTAAACCGCCGACACGTTATGGCGAAGATTTGAAGCACCTGGCAAAAATGACGACAGAAAAAGTCCTTGCTCTACGAGCCGAGACCGACCGTGAACCCAATTACCTACAGAGGTTTGGGCTCAAGTACGGTATAACTGCCGCCACGGTATCTAAAATTTTACTTAGGCAGACGTGGCGGCATATCTAGTCAACCCAATCCCAGTCGAATCTTCTCCTGTGCCTTGAACACCACGGGAGTATTCATAACACTTTTGTACGACTGCAAGATCAACTGGTTAATCACGTCGTAGCTGACCTGAAGCTTTTCACCAATAGCGGTGATGTTCATGCCATCTTCTTCGCGCAGGCGGCGAATCTCAAGCGCCACTGGCTCCAGTTGACGCACTTCACTGCCGGGCTCAAAAGCAGGCGCAACTTTCTTTACGCTGGTGGAGGACTCAGCGGCTTTCTGAACAGGCATGAAATTGGTCCGTCTTTACATATCACAGGATAACCGGGGCTGGCACGAAGACATCGCCTACTCCCGCTACCAAGAGCGCCTAGCTGACTTAGAGATGGATGGCGCCGATGTCTACATGGCAAAGATCCTGCCCCCTAAACGTCGCCCCCGTCCTGACATTGTACGTACAGGCCCCGTTGCCCATCTCTACGGGTGATCTACACTGGAATAACAACTATGTGCTGCCCGTAGCGCCCGAGGAAAGATACGCATGGCTCCCGTCCTCGTCGCCACTCTTGCCGGAGCCACCTCCAACTCGTACATCACGGTGGCGGACGCCAGTGTCTACTTCGACAACCGGCTCGATGCCGCCGAGTGGGCCGCCGCTAGCGCCGACAACAAGGCCGCTTCCCTTATCACAGCAACGGGCTGGCTCGACACACTCGACTTCTACGGCGACCGTTCAGTCACCACCCAAGCATTGAAGTGGCCCAGAATTGACGTCACATGCGATGGCATCGAAGCAGATGCGACCTTCATCCCCCGTGAAATAAAAGACTCCACCTGCGAAGCTGCACTGGCACTGCTACGCAATCCCACGATGTTACGTGCTGTCGTTACTGCCCCAGGCAGCTACGACGAGGTGGAACTAGGTGAACTGCGCGTCAAGTATCGCGGCCCCGGCGAAGTGCAGTCGATGCAAACCATCACTGACGCCCTGCCCTGGCTACGCAGCTTCCTAAAATGCTGGGCCAAAGGAATCGGCGGCCCTAACTCCGTCCGTCTATACCGCAGCTGATGAGCCAGATCGACACCGTATTCCAGTCAATCCCTGCCCCCCTCCTAAATGACTGGGGCCAAACCATCACGTACATCAAAAGCTCCACGCCCCGCAACTACAACCCAACCACAGGCGTAGTGAATGGAGCAGACGTAAGTGTGACGGTCAAAGGCGTCATCACTCGCGTCACCCCCCGCGAATCCGAGGGCCTCTACCAAACCACTGACCTCAAAGTAATCATCGGCACCACCGAGCTTGGCACCTACTACCCAACGGAGGCCGACCGCATCCAATACCTCCAGGATGGAGCAACCCGCGAGGCCAAGATCATCGCCATCACCAGCTATCGGGGCGACAACCCAGTCCTACACACCCTAATAGCGAGGCCCCAATAATGGCTCGCCCTGGTTTTTTTAAGGGTTTCAAAGATTTAATTGAAGATCTAGATCGTGTTGCCGGCACCTCTATTGCCAACGGGCAACGTGCTGCAGCTGAGCGCGTTGTACGCGAAATGCAGAAAGACGGCCCCAGCTGGAGCGGCGAATTTTCCAACTCCTGGGAGATTCGTACGGCATCACGTACTGTTCGAGGCACAGGCGCAGCCGGCGAACCTCAACCTATCCGAGCCCCTTCCGTAACAGGGCAAGAAGCTACCGCAGGTCAGATACTGAAAGACCCGATCCTGACAATATCCAATTTCTCCCCACATGCCCTTGAAGCCATTGACGCTATAGAACACAGCAAAGAGTATTACGCCCGCCGTCTAACACCTACACCTCAAACTGCTCTAGGTTTATCCAAGTGGACAGCTGTCACAGAAGGCCGGGCTAATAGCAGTGCTCGCGGACAAATAGGAGGTGGCGACCCCAACAGCATCTCCAGTCGCACGGCCCCTATGGACTGGTTTGCCACTTATGCCAGTGCCAAACTAGACAGAGCTGTACGTATTGAAATGGATTCTGCGCTACGCCGGAGATTCGGATGAACTACCAAGCAATCCGAGCCGCGCTCGAAAACCCGCTACTCACCGCGTTCAACTCACTGGTTCCTGCTGTACCAGTGTTTTTTGACAACATCACAGCGGTCCCACCTAACACGACCACGGAGTACGTCCGCATCAACATCACCTTTGGCATTACGAATGAACCCACACTGACCAGCAGTGTGGACAATGCGCGTGGAGCCCTAATCATCCGCATCTTTACCGAAAAAGGTCGTGGTCCTGCCCGCAACCAGACACTGCTCACCACCGCTGTCAACGCACTCGAAAACCTAAACAACACCGCAAAACCTGCCACTGGCACATTTATGCGGCTAGGTGAAATCAACGGCCCTACATTTTCTGCGGTAGAGACAGCCCCCCATTTTGTGGGACGTATCGACACAAGTTGGGTAGCGACAGTCCTTACCTGAAGAGTGTTGCTATTCTGGTAGAAGCCGGGCAGTGCCCGTTCCACTGTCCATCCACTCGGTAAGTCTTTATGGCAACCACTGTTCTGACCGGCACGTCCGGCGCTCTGTACTACAAACCCGCTGGCACCACCGCCAGCTTTAGTCCCGCCAACGTAACCGTTGCCGGTGCCCTCATTAACGTCGGCTCCTACTTCAACTTCAAAGTTGGAGATCCCGTCAAATTCCAAGTCATCAACCAAGCTGGCGGTACTCCTGCCGGCACCCTGCCTGCTGGTATTGTCGCCGGTACTACCTACTTCGTAATCGGTTACGTTGCAGCCACAGGGGTGCTTACCGTTTCCGCCACCCTCGGCGGCGCAGTGATTACGATCACCACGCAGGGTACTGCCGTAAGCCCCAACAAGTTCGAGGCTTACTACGCTGACTTTGCTGTTGTCGGCCAAGTCCGCGACTGGACCTTCGACATCACCCGCGCCGAAATCGACGTCACTACCATCGGTCAAACCCCTGGTCAGTACGTCCCCTTCAAAAGCTACGTTGCTGGTTTCGGCGATGGCACCGGCTCTTGCACGGTGTACATGGCTGATGACGACTTCGCCTTTGCTAACCGCATGATCGAAGACGTACTCCAGCGTCAACAGGGTGGTGCAGCCTTCAAGCTGTACACCAACCGGATCATCAGCAGTGGCACCACGGTTGACGAAACCAAGAGCCGCTCGATTGCGATGGAGGCGATCCTGACCAACGCATCAATGACGATTGACCCTGACAACGCCCAAACCGTCTCGATCAACTTCCGCCCAGCTTCCACCCCCACGTTCGACTTCCTGACCACTGCCTGATAACTTCCAAGTTATCGTCACCGGCCTCGCCAACACGGTGGGGCTTTTTCATGCTTATTGCGTTACACTAGAACGTAAATCAACAAGGTTTTATGGCCAGCTCTATTCCCACTCGGGCGATTGACCGGCTCCGCAAGGCCGCCAACCTAGAGCCCACCAAAAAGAACGTGGAGCTATCTGATGGCTCTTCCTTTGAGATGTGGGTCAGCCCGCTGACAATGGCTGAGCGTGAACGCGCCCAAAAGCAGGCCAAGTCGGAGGACGCCAATGCCTTCGCCCTCCAGCTGCTGATCGCCAAAGCACTGGACGAAAACGGTACCAAGCTCTTCGCCTCCGGCGAAATCGACGTGCTCAAAAACGAAGTCAAGGACAAGGATCTCCAGACCCTGATGCTGGCCATCCTCACCGACGACTCCGAACAGGTAGAGGTAAAAAACTAGCTGGCGAGCTGCGTAAGGACAACTGGCTCATGCTCCAGCTTGGGGTAGCCAAGGAACTGGGCATGAGCTTGACGCAGCTCAAGCAAACCGTAACAGTCGAAGAGTTGCTGCTCTGGAGCGCCTACTTCCAGATCCTCAACGAGGACCAGGAAAAAGAAATCGAAAAAGCCAAACGCCGCCGCTAACCCCGGCGGCTTTTCATTAGGTAGACTAAATTACCGGATCGTACAAGGTGCCGTGGCTGCTTACAGAGCCGATATTCAAATTGGCGTAAGCGGGCAACGAGAGCTGGAGCGGCTGCGTTCTGCAATAACACAAACTTCTGAAGCTGCCGAAAGTCTCAACAGAATCAGAGTTAACGGAGGTCGGTTAGCCCAAAGCCTTGAAAACTATAATACACAACTTGAACGTGCCCAACGAAATTTACAAATAGTTGCCACGGCAAGTCAAGCCGAAAATAAAGCAATTACAGAGTACGTAACCGCTTTAGGCAGTGCTAACGCCGCTCGCGCTCGCCAAAATGATCTTATTGAGGATGAAATTCGCCTTCAACAGACCGCTGCACGGGTTGCACGATTAGCGGCTGCGGGTATCCGCGAAACCAGCGGAACCACCCAACTTGGACCCGGACCTGCTTCTCCTGTCGGATCGCTTGTAGGCCAAAAGTCCCCTGTAGCAGAAAGAATTAACCAAACACTACAAGCCAGAAAAGACGAAATACAACTCCAAGCAGCTCTTTTACGCCTAGAGGAAAAAAGCGCCGCAACATTAAACGAAAAACTAGAACTCCAACAAAGGTTAAACAGAGCAGCACTCGCGCAAGGGAAGTTAGATGTAGAAACAGTCAGTGCCCAACAAGCTCAAAGGCAACAGTTTTTAGCCGGCAAATCTGGCACAGCTATACAAGGACCACTCGCCGGACCTGGCGCAATGGGCTTTCCCGTTGCCTTATCACTCAGTAAAGTAGAACAGCAAGCACTAGAAGTAACAGCTAAAAAACAAGAAATTCTGCAAAGAATGGTGACTACCAGGCAAACCCTGGTGGGGCTTGCCGATAATTTACGTCGAATTGATCAGAACGCTGCTAACCAAATTAAAGTTGCCATTGCTGACGCCGAAAGATTAAACGCAGTAAAGTTAAAGGAACTACAGATTACACAACAAATACGGGCATCTGAGGGAGCGGCAAGTAATGCAGCAAGACAGCGCCTGGCTCAAGAAGCTGCGCGTAGGGACAGAATACAAAACGCCGGTTTTGGTATCCAAGGCCCTGCTTTACCTCCGGGAAGAGCAGGCCGCAGCGGCGGCGGCGGTCGCCTCGGTGGTGCCATTAGCGGCTCGATTATCGGGGGTTCATTCCCGTTATTGTTTGGGCAAGGCGCTGGTGCAGCTGCGGGTGGTGCAGTCGGTGGACTTGTTGGTGGTTTAGCCGGACCAGGCGGAAGTTTCGCCGGTTCTCTACTCGGTACATTGCTTGGCGACATTGCTTCACAAGGATCGAAGGTAAAAGATCTTGCTGCCGATATTGGTTTCAGCGCCGAGCAAACAGAGCGCCTAAAAAATGCCTTTGCTTTAGCCGGTCAAGAAGCGGATAAATTTGAAGCAGCAACTCAAAACATCAGAGGTTTGGGACTATCTATAGATGACCAAGCCGATGCTATTACGCTAGCCGCAAATCTTACCGAAGCTTACGGCGGTAAGATAGACAAGGTAGCTGCAGCTTACGCTAATTTTGTTGAGAAGGGTAAAGTAGGTATTGCAGATATAAACAAATTTACATCTGAAGGCATCCCTATTTTAGATCAGTTAGAGAAAAAATACAACACAAACAGAGACGGTATTCTTAAACTAGCCAAAGACGGCGAAATATCTGCTCAAGCGTTATCCGACGCACTCATAGCTATCGGAAACAGCTCTGATACAGCTGCCAAGAAAACAGTAAGCGGCTGGGACAAAGCCTGGGCCGACATTAAAGCCGGTGGGTCCTTGCTTACTCAGGCTGTAGGTGCGTACTTTAACGCCTTAGTAGGCGGTGCCGGCTCAGCTACATCAAGCATAGCCGAGTCCTTCGGCACTATGTTTAAGAACATCGTACAAAACTCTATTGATGCAACAGCAGCTCTTGCTCGTAATCTGGCTGCTCTAGCAAGATTCGCTGCCAACATATCTGCAACAGCTGAATTAGGCGGATTAAATATCGGAGCTACTGCAAGCAAAAATGCAGCAAAAAATATAGAAAAAATAGCACGCAATTTTGATGCAGGCTTACAAAAAATAAAGTTACCCGAGCCCGGAAAAGTCGGAGCTATAACTATTCCGGGGCAAGCCCCTGCTGGTGGTGGCGGTGGCGGCGGTGCACAAGGTCCAAAACCCCCTGAGGATCGTACAGCTCAATTAATGGAAGAGTTTAACGCAATCGTAGCTATAGGGCAAGCAGAGGACAAAATACGTGATTTACTTTTTGACGGAAGAGAACTACTTGCGGCTAAAGTCGAACTACAGAAACAAATTGCAGACATCGAGCGAGATCGTAACAAAGCTCTCATAACCGCCAACTACGAAAGCGAGCGCGTAGTAATTACTAAAATTGCCGAAGCTCGTATTGTAGACGCTCAATTAAAACAACAAGATAAAATACGCGAAATTAATCAAAAGCGTTTCGAAGAAGAACTACAAGTACAAGAAGCCGTACGCAGTTCCGTGCAGTCATTTACTGACATGCGTAAAGAACAGGAACTTCAAGTACAGTACGCTAAAACATACTCTAGGCTATTGATGGAAGGGATGCTGCCTGCCGAAGCAGAGCGCATTGCAAATTTTGAAAAGACAGTTGCGGCTCAACTTAAAGCGGTTGATCTACAGCTTTTGATTACAAGCGCAGCGATTACAGAAGCGCAAGCAAGAGGTGCAAGCACTTTCCAATTAGAAAAAGACCTCGACTTACTGGAAAGAAAAAGAAAAGCCATAGAGGGCGAAGCAGCACAAGGCCCTGGCGCTGGCCCCACCGACCGGGAGCGTTTACAGACCGAAGCAGATCGTGTGCGTGGAGAACTCAACACGCTGGTCGATCCAATAAACATGATCACCAATGCCGCCGCCGGCATCGGTGACGCATTTAGTGCATCTTTCAAGGGCGTAATTAGCGGCAGCATGACTGCCAAGGAAGCACTGGCAAGCTTCTTTACTAGCGTGGCGGATATGTTCCTTGATATGGCCGCGCAAATCATCGCCAAGATGATTACGATGGCAATTCTGAATACCGTCGTGGGCTTGCTGCCGGGTGGCAGCATGG